ATCTGTACGGCTGGGTGGTGAATGGTGAGCGCGACCATTAACGGCGCGGGTGGTAAAACGAAGCTTCGGCTTGGTGCCATTGATTAGTTGGTGATCGAACAAAAATAAATACGTATCATCAACGCCTTCTAGGGCGTTTTTTAGTAGGTTAAACCGAAAACGTAGGTTTATAATGAGTGGTGGTAGCAATACCGCAATTGTACAGACAAGCGACGGGCGTTAACGACCGACGAACTAAGGGGAAACTTTTAGTAGTAGAATTGTACTCTGGTTCAGTTATTCCAAATAGCTGTTTCCAGGGAACAATTCTGCGCTCAAAACGTCACTCCCTCTAAACTGAATGGAAAACCGTAACCCGTCAAGTCAAATTCCAAAGAAAAAAAGAAAGTTGGTGGAATTGTTGGAATGTAAGGATTACATTGTTCCATTGAATCCAGATGTGATCGTTAAGAAGACAATCTATCGGAGTTCTGCAAGAATTACTGATCGACAAAGGAACCAAGTGAAGAGAGTTTTGCGTAGTCAAGGGTATCAGGGAAGAATTAGTAGTATTCGATACACTCGGGTAAATTACAAGTATTCCTTTAAAGTATCCGTGAAGTATCAGGGGAGTGTCGGTAAGTTTTTGGTTAATACAAAGAATGAGACAGTTGAATTTAAGGGAATGGTCTAGGAGTAATACCAGTAATTTTCACAAACTTCCTTTCCCCAATTAAAGCCAATCTGCGACCTATACCACTTCTTTTTTGGACAAGTTCACAATCAAAAAATAACGGAATGTGGAAGTACCGCGGTGAATGTGGGTTACTTGGGATAAGCCGCCTTATGTAAAGTAAAAATTGGTATACTAAAAAGAGGTCTCCGGTATTATGCTGGAAGCCTCTTTTTAGTAAATGAATGGATGAAACTTTGTTTGTTATCCTAAAAATGATAGTTCACTTTTAGAAAAATGTAAATTAAATAATCAAAAAAGCCACCAAAGAAGTTGTGTACTGAGGGTAACTTTGAGTGGCTTTTCTAAAGATGAGGACGTTCCGAATGATTGGAACTTTTACATCATAGCATTTGTGAATTATCGTAGCAATTAAAAAATAAAATATGGATAGCCTACGATTAGCTATCCATATTTTATGCACGTTCAGACTATCTCATAGAAGAACAATTGAATATTAACATATTAAATCTAGTCTGGTCAATTTCAAAACTAGCCTTGTGAACTACTCGGCCATGAATGACCGAGCTTCTAGGAACACCGCTGACTTACACATTAGTGGCTAGCACTACGTGCAGAGGTTACGGCTATTTACTAGGGCTCGTTCCGAGCCTGATTAGTCGGTTAAGCGCTTAAGATATTCTTGGCCGCGTTAATATCACGATCATGGCTTATGCCACATTTAGGGCAAGTCCACTCACGAACATCTAAAGTGTGTTTGCCGTCATCAAATCCGCAGTTACTGCAAATTTGACTGGTTTTCCTCGGGTTCACAGTGACCAACTGTTTCCCATACCAAGCACACTTATACTCCAGCTGAGAACGTAGTTCTCGCCAGCTTTGGTTAGCAATTGCCCGAGCAAGCTGATGATTGTGTAGAAGATTCTTGGTTTTCAAATCTTCTATCTTAATCAGATCGTACTGCTCGACGAGTTGTTTACTGAGATTGTGCAGGTAGTTATTCCGTTGGTTGGCAATCTTTTCGTTATACTTGGCTACCATGTGCTTAGCTTTTAAGTAATTTTTGAAATCTGATAGTTCTCTAGGGTTTAAAACTTTATTGTGGCGGTCCCAAGCAATCTCCCTTTGAGCTTGAAGCCTTCTACGAGCTAAGCGTTTCTCCCAGTAATGTTTCTTCTTGGATAGGATTTTGTCGAACCGGATTGTTGGGTATTTAATACCATCACTGGTAATCATCAAGTCAGCTACACCCATGTCAATACCGACGGTATTGTTAGTTTTTGGTAGCTCTTGAGTGTCAGTATCAACCAACAATACCGCGTAGAACTTACCAGTGGCTGACAGCCGGATTGTAACGTTCTTGATTTTCCCAGAAACGGCTTGCCCACACTTAAAACGTACCTTTCCTAGTTTAGGTAACTTAAGGCAGCAGGCATTGGTCACTTGAATATTATGATTCACAGAATTGCATTGGTAACTTTGTTTTGGAAACTTACGTGATTTGAATTTTGGGAAGCCTCTATGTTCTTTGAAAAGTTTCTGATACGCGTGGTGTAGGTCACGACTGACATGTAGCAAGGAGGTCGATTCAGCCGCTTTTAGGAAGGTGAACTCTTGCTTTAAAGACTTGATGAGGTAGTTCATGCCAAATTCGTTTACGTATCGACCACCATTGTCGTGACGTTGAATTTGCATGTCCAACAATTGGTTCCAAACAAACCGACAGTAACCAAAATTAGCAATGATTTTAGTCTGCTGTTGCGAATCAGGATAGATACGAGTTTTAACGGCCTTCAAAGTCATCTATTTCCACCTCCTTATGTCGTTGTTCGTCAATGTATTTAGCCACTGCGTCTTGATTAGTAATACCGATACTTTCCACATAGTAGCTAGGCGACCACAGATGGCGATCGACCTTTTTCCAGTAGTTACGTTGCAATTCGGGACATTCATGGAACAGGCGCCAAGCGCTAATTCCTTTTAACAATCTAACAATATTAGTTACTGATAGTTTAGGTGTGGCGCTAATTAGCAGGTGGATATGGTCGTCTTTTCCAATTTTCATGTGATCAATACTAAATCCATATTTTGAAGCAATTTCCAGCAATACCCGCTTCAATACAACTTCAACGTTTCCTTTGAGAACACGGTTGCGGTATTTAGTACCCCAGATTACATGGTAGTTAAGATTGTAAACAGAAGTTCTACCATAGGTAAGTCTCTTGATGTCTTTCATATCAAGAGTATACCACGTTTTAGGTTCAATCATATGCACTACGTGCAAAACAAAAGGCGATTCATCACGTCCTTAAAAGAACGTGTTTCCTCGCCAAATTTCAAAAATTAGTTTGACTTTACTGGAATTATAAGCTATTATACTTGAAGAGATTTCTTTAAAGTTGGTTTTTATTCTTCCTTCTTTGAAGATTGGACGCTCCTTCAAGCAGGGCGTCCTTTTTTGTTACAAATATTTCATTGATATTGTTTTTTTACTACATATAGGTTATAATTGTCTTTGCATAGATGAATCCTTGATTTCTTCCCTTCCGCTGACCTGTTGAAGGGTTTTTTTATGCACTTTTTTGGTAGTTGTGAATTTTTTGTGAACTTTTTAAAATTTTCTTTTGGCATAGTCAGTAACGTATGCTATAATTGCCATTAGCAAGAATGATTGTGGACATTTACATAATGTTTTTGCTAAAAAGAAATTATTAGGAGGTTTTCATCTATGCGTTCATCATTCGCAAAGTCTATTTATGTAGGCGCTGCAGTGTTAGGTTTAGCTGGTCTTTCAGCTGTTACTACCACTACTGCAAGTGCTAAGAGCTATGCAACTGCAGGCTCATATACTGCCCTTACTAAGGGTCAAAATGTTTTGGTAAACGGTACTAGTGCCATTTACTCAAAGCCAGGTACTGTTAAGGGTGCTAAGGTTGTTGCTTCTAAGAAGACAGTTGCTAAGTTAGCTGCTTCAAAGAGTTCCAACGACACTTTCTACGCATACGGTACTAAGAAAACTAACCGTGGTTCCGTATACTACAAGATCGTTACCATGGACAAGAAGTACCGTGGTTACATCTACGGTGGTAAGACTGCCGGCACTTTTGCTGGTGGTATCAAGACTACTGATACTTTAACTACTGCTGCTACTCCAGCACGTACTACCGGTTACTACTTGAAGGATGCTTCAAAGAACACTCTTTGGACTGCTCCTAAGAATACCGATATCAATGCCAAGAAGGTTAGCCTTTACGGTGCTGCCAAGACTGATCCATTCACGGTTGACAAGGCCGCTACCACGACTAAGGAAGGTTATTTATACTATCACGTAACTGATAGCAAGGATTCTTCAGTCTCTGGCTGGATCTACGCTGGCAAAGGTTACGACGCTACTATCACTGATAACACTAAGCAAGACTTAGGTGGTCTTTCCTTGACTGTTTCTGCTGATACTGCAACTGCTGACAACAGTGTTAAGGTTGTTTACCGTGATGTAAACAACAACAATGCACAAGCTGGCACTTCAACTTGGATCAACGCACCTAAGAGTGGCGCTGCTGCTACCAAGGCCGGCGATCCTGTTGGGGCAAATTTAGTAGACGTCTCAGGCACTAAGCTTGCTGATTTCGTTACTAACAATGTACCAGCAAACTACAAGGCTTCTAACATTGGTGATGCTACTAATGGTGTGAAGTTCGGTAACACTATCTATGTTGACGTGACTGAAGCAGCAACTTCTAAGGTTTCCTTTGTTGTTGACACATTAGCTGGTGCTAATGTTAATAGTGCTGCTAATGTTGCTGCTGCTAAGGCTACTGCTGATAAGGCTGCTGTTCATGCTCAGAATGCTGCTAAGGCTGCTGAGCAGGCTGATGTTCATGCTCAGAATGTTGCTAAGGCTGCTCATGCTAAGGCTGCTGCTAAGCCTGTTACTGTTGCTAACGCACTTCATGTGGGATCAGCTTTAACTTCTAAAGACTTTAGTGCTACGTTGACTCCAGCTGCTAAAACAGCATTGACTGGTGAAAAGGGCGTACCATTTAACCCTACTGAATTGAATGCTGTTGTTAACGGAATCACTGTTGGTAAGGGTACTCAAAACTTCTATGCAAGTAATGGTGACGCATATCACTACGAATTTGCAATTACTTCCAAGGGCGAGTTTGCTTCTGATAACCGGTTTGCATTCCCTGGTGACACCTTGAAGGTTGGCGTTACTGCTACTCTTGTCAAGGGTGCTGCTACAACCGCTTCTTCAGACAACAGTTGGATTGCTTAATTAGTTTTAAATAGTTGTTTTTTAAAGGTAAACCCAAATGGGTTTACCTTTTTTTGTACATAAGTATCAAGTTTAAAAGTGCTTTCCTTGCATATTAACAGGTTTAGACAATGTAGGCTTAACCTTTTTGCGTGGCATATTTTCCTTGTGACGCTTATATAGCAAGTAGAAGCATGTACCGGCAATGATCAATAAGGCTGGCCATGACGTAACAATCTTCCAGACGTCTATTAGCAGCATGATGCCTATGATCCACCATATCCACTGTGTGAAGAATTTGTATCCTGCCCATATAACTATGAGTGTAAGTAGTAAAAGCATTGTGAGCGCCCCCCCTAATGGCTTTGTTTATCTTCTAACAGTTTTTCTAAAAAGTCCCATAGCATTATTCTCCTAGAACGGGTCCAGCTTTTACCGACTTCCGTATCTGGTCTTATATAGTTATAATACCGCTGATCCTGGGGACTGGCGGTATTATTTTTTAATCAACTGATTACATAGGACTCGGACCCATGACCAACCACCCGGCCAATCAAACATATGTTCTTTTTGAGTGCTAAGAGAAGTCCCAATATAGGGGACTTATGAAAATACAACGCCTAATATTTTGACGCCAGATTCCTTATCAACTTTGATATTAGGATATTGTGGGTTTAGTGATACCAGCGTAGCCTCACCATCAACTACTGACAGCTTTTTCAGATACGCGCAACCGTCCATAACTGCCGCGATGATCTGACCATCACGGTAATCGTCTTCCTTTTTGACGAAGACAACTTGCTTATCCTGGTAAACAGGCTCCATTGAGTGGCCGTTAATCTGGAAGGCATAGTCATAATTGCTAGGAACAGGCTTATGTACGGTTACAGTGAATGGCTTGGTAGAATCATCAAGGAACTCGCCCACACCAGCAGAGAGAACACCATTGGCGGTAATTTCTAGGGTGTCATCGTCTTTAGGAAACTTGATGACGTTTCGGTTATTGTTTTGCTGTTCCTTTAATTGATTAGAAATGTAATCGTAAGAAGCTTGTTGACGTTTTAGGTTTAGCTGATTAAAAATACTTAACACATCAAGCTTAGGAGAGGACACCTCGTTCTCATTGCGCAAATCTTTGTTCATGAGATCATCTAAACTAACATTAAAAATGTGTGCAATATCAGAAAGCACACCAGCTTTTGGCTGATATTTTCCTTTTTCCCATTCGCTGATTGAGGAGGTACTCTTACGTCCTAGCTTGGTAGCAAGTTCAATTTGATCCATATTATTTTTTTCTCTTAGGTATTTCAGATTATCAGAAAACATATTTAATTTTCCTCCCTTAATATATAAGCTAATTATAGCATTGTTTCATAAAAACCGAAAGGCATTTCCGAAACATAATTTCGGATTTTCCGATTTTTCGGGTTGACTTCGGAAAAACCGAAGTGTATATTAGTAACTGTAAACAAGAGGAGATGAAGCAATGGTTAAGGAAGAAAAGTTTACTCTTTCGCAATGGCGAGGAATTAGAGGCATGTCAAAGGCTGATCTATCAAGGGAAACGGGCATTACTGAACGGACGATTTCTAGCTATGAAAGTGATGTTTATTCACTACGAAAGGCTAACTATGATCGACTAGATGAACTGGCAAAAGCTTTGCATGTTTCTGTAAACGATATTTTTTTAAACCCGACTTCGGAAAATCCGAAGTTTCCTATCGAACAATCAGTATAGAAAGGAATGAACCACATGAATGACTTAGTAATCATGAAAGACAAACAAGCAGTCACCAGTAGCTTGCAGGTAGCTGAGGTATTTGATAAGCAGCACAAACACGTTATGGAAGCAATTAAAAACAAACTTAACTCAGCCGAAAATTCGGCTCAGTACAATTCGATGTTTGCAGAGGGGGTGTACAAGGACAAAAGTGGCAAGTCGAACCCAATGTACTACATGAACCGTGATGGATTTTCATTTATCGTAATGGGTTTCACGGGACACAAAGCTGACAGCTTCAAGCTCCAATACATTGATGCGTTCAACGAGATGGAACAGCAAGTTAAGTCTCGTACCTCAGCACTGTCTCCCGAGCTCCAATTCATGCAGGGTGTTGTGGATAAGCTAGCAGCTAATGAACGTAATCAACACCGCCTCGAGAACAAAATTGATGGCGTTAGTGAGATTGTTGCCACGTCTACCATGGATTGGCGAAACGAGACCTCACACCTCATTAGTAAGATTGCACGTCAGCAAGGTAACACCGGTGAATCATACAAAATGACTCGCAACGACATCTACGATGAGGTAGACCGGCGAGGCGGGGTATCACTTAAGACGCGGCTAACCAACCTGAGACGGCGAATGGCTGAGGAAGGGACTTCAAAAACTCAGCGCAAGAATACAACAAAAGTTGATGTCATTGCCCATGACAAGAAGCTGATTGAGATTTACACAGCAATCGTTAAAGAATTTGCCATCCGGTATCAAGTTTGGAACGAAGAATACTAAGGAGGAATCAATATGGAATTTGATAGTGTTCGGGAAGTGATGGAGTTCTTGATTTCGTACAACGAGTCACCACGTGAAAATATGAAGATTGATGGACACGAACCATCTTTTGAAGACCTGCAAGAAGCAAATCGAGAAGCTTTGTACAGTGCTTGCGATTTGCTGGGTATGAGTGACTTGTACCTGCATCTTGATGAGCAGACAGCATAAGGAGGTGAGCTGATGAAGCTACTACGTCATCACATTACGTTGTACTTCAATGAAAAAAACGAGGCAGTTTTTGAATCTTGGATTCAATTGAGCCTGTTCGGCAGAAACTTTTACTTTTCTGACGACAAGATTCTACTGAATCCAGAATCTGCAAACGACCTCGTCGTGTTAGAAAGATTAGTTAGAAATGCTAATTAACCTTTTTCCACTTGTTGTGAGTTCCCTGACTAGTTGGCGGTAATGTTGAAGTATTGTTCTTCATCGTTGCGTGATGAGGATTAGATACTTTACCGCCTCGTGGTCCCACTTCAATGTATCGACCGGATTTGACATTATCAATACCCGGTTCAAATAGCTTGGCCATAATTTTCACCTCCTTTGTGACAATTATGTCACTTAAAAGGTGGATAGAATTATTTTTAAGCAGATTGAAACTGAGCAGACAGCATAGAAAGGAATGATCCACATGAATGACAGCTTAAACGAAAGCGTCATTAAAATCTTGTCTTCAAAAGAAAGAAGCCTTATGACTGCTGGCGTTTTACCTAAGCATGTAACCATCGCGATTGGCACGCTAGAAATTGATTTAACGATTGAAAGGGTTGGAGAAAGTGTAAACGCTGATTTTGATAATAAAAAAAGGCTCAAGACATTGTCCAAGTCTAATAGCCTTGAAGCTTTTCTAAGTGCCTCAAAATTGATTAAAGAGCTTTTTAACGATGAACAAATAACTGAAAGGAATGATCCACACGAAAGAACTAATCAAAGTAAACGTTAACACCAAAAAACACCTGCTGACTATTGTCCATCAGGAAATGAGAACTTTTGTTTTTGCAGATAATGTGTTGCTGAATGGTGTGTTTTATATTGATTTTGAAATTAAGCCCCATGATCCTGATGATTACTCTTCTGAAGCTAAATGTGTTTTGACAGTTGATAAGAACAAGTTTGCTCAGAATCATAAGGGCGCTAGGATTCTAAACGAATATGGACAGCTATTTAATTGAGCAGACAGCATAAGGAGGACAAATAATGAAGAAAGAAATGGAAAACTTACCATGCGTTGTTGTACATCCAGCAAATGATCCTGATTTCGGTGGATCAATGCTGAATAGTAAGGCATGGGACCGCATCGTAGTTGTAACGGATGAGGGTAAAAAAGTAGCAGAGATTAGCACTGACGATGCCACCCCTGCTACCGGTTACTTGGTAAAGCTCTATCCAAACGTTAACTAGCCTTTGATAGAGTGTGGGTCATGACCGTGACTATCTTTGCGAGAGATTTTTCCATCACGATTATGAACCACAAGTTCGGAATGCTGATTCTTAGCAATTTCACGGGCACGTTTTTCAGCGTCCACCTTGTTGTCTAAGTGTACGGTTGCTCGGGAATTCCCGGCACCTTTAACATTCCAACCGCCTTTACCATCAGGAATAACGTGTTGATCTGACATCTTTTCACCTCCTTTGTGACAATTATGTCACTTAAAGGGTGGATAGAATTATTTTTTAAGAAAATCGAAGCTGAACAGACAGCATAAGGAGGTGAGCTGATGGAAAAAGAAAAAGAGCAGTGTCCCAAAATCGAAATTGCTGGGAAACGCTACTCAAATATCACCGTCATTAACAAAGACCGCGAGCCTGTGGCAGTCATCGCAGCGGATGAACTAATTACCAAAAAAGGCTACAAAATCTTGTTTGATGTCGGTGAGGTTAGCTAGCCAAGATTATTGTTTTTGGTACAGACAGCATAAGGAGGAAACGACATGAAGAAACTGATCAACGTTTTATGGGCAATAGAAAAAGACCTCCATGTTATCGCAAGTAACACGGAAGCCAAAGAAAACAAGCCGTTACGAACAAGCAAAATGACAGTTAATGTCGATACAGATAAATTAGCAGCTAAAATCCTATCAAAAATTGTATAGCTTCGTAGTCACCCTGAACTTTTGAGATGAATGAAAAAATAGAACTGATATAAACCCAAAAAATCGTGACATCGAAAGAAATATCAGCAGAGGAGGTTTCATTATCAGAAATATTTTCAGTGCTATGTTTGGCTTCTTCAATAACATCTTCAAAATTTTCCGTAAGCTGTTTTCTTACTACGTAATTTCGTTGGCTATTATTGCTTGGGTTCCTGCGTACATGGTTGCTAATGATCTTGGAGCTGTCCAAGACTTGGCCATGTTGATAGCTATCGTGAGTTATTCGTTCAATCGGGTAGGCAAGCTGCTTATAGAAATTTTCAAAGGATTGTTGGGATAGCGGAAAGGAATGATCCACATGAATGAAGTTTATCTGCTAGTTGGCTTTATAGCCTTCTGGCTAACAGTAATTGTATTGATCGCCTCAACTGGTTATCAGCTACGGAAGTCAGTGGTTCGTGCCGGCGGATGGGCACCATTTTGGAAAGATTTCTTTGGAATGGAGGATCAACATGAAAGTTAATGTTGGTGACAAGGTCAGTTACGAAGATACGTATGCCGCAGGTATCAAGATGGTGCCTGCTGGTGTTGGCAAAGTAGTAGAACTCAAGCCAGACGTTTACGGAAAGTCGAATAAGCAAATTGCTGTCATTATGCAACGTGGCCATGAGCCATTTGAAATGTTCACTAACGGATTGGAGGTCGTCGATCGATGAAACTATGGCACAAAAAAAGAGTCCCGACCTGGCCGTCAGAACTCGAAGAGATGAAACGTTTGTCAAAACTATTCTATGACAATTCTACTCAGAAAGTGGGGCGTTGGCAATGGCTTTAGACGGAACTACTGCAGAATATGACCGGAAATTTTCTACGCCGGTGGTCACACACATTAATCGGACTGACGAGGAACAAGCGATCTTAGAGCATAACGCCCGCATTGCAGCGTTAAAAACATATGCAGTGGAACTACGCGCACACTTTAAAAATAGTGAGGACGAAAAGTATAAGCGGTATTTGGCATTGAAGATCGACCGCACTAATCAGCGATTGGAACAGCTACGAACGGAGGATACAAAATGAAATTAGCTGAAATAATTGGCGAAAACTTACGTGTATTGATGGCTGTAAAGCAAGTAACCGTAAGCAAAGTACACCAAGAGACCAACATATCAAGATCAACCCTAGCAACGATTAAATCAGGGGAGTTCAAGATGATTCAAACAAGAATTTTGGAAACACTCGCTAATTATTTCGAAGTGCCCGTTGCTCAGCTAGTTACACCATTTGAGGAGGAATAGGCATGGCAAAAGCCACGTTAGAACTCTACCGACGTTACGAGCTTTTAAACGATCTGATGGGTAGCAAAATCAGCAAATACAAAGACGAGATCGACTATGAAACAGATAAAAAGGCATTTGAACAAGATAAGACACTGGTTATAGCTCGTCAGCAGGAACTGCAAGCAGAAGTTGATGAAGCGTATGGCGAGTTCTTATCCGCTATGGACGGACATGAATCCTTAGATGGCGTCGATCGGGTTCGACATGATCCGTTTAAGAAAAATAGTTGGCAAGTTAAAGCTAAACTAACCCGCGCCAAGATTGGCAAGCTGCCTGACGATTCTGTATTACAGCAAGCGGTGCAAGAGTACCGGGAACTTAATGAGTCGAAAGTTAAGCAAATGCTGGCTAACGGTGAGATTGCCAAAAGTGGTGATCACATTGTCGGACCTGGCAATGAGAAGCTGGATGACTATATTTCCGTTGAAATCAAGCCAGACGAATTCAAAGAGACTAATTCGAATTAAGTAGGAGGAAGTTATGGAAAAAAGCGAATCAATTAAAAACTTGGCTACTAGTATGGCACAATTCCGCAAGAATTTACTCAAAGCACAGCCAAGTAAAGATGGGAAAAGCCACTATGGGAATTATGTGACTTTGGAAGACTTAACCGCTGCAGTAGATAGGGCGTTGCCAGAGTCGTTAGGTTATACGCAGGAGGCGACTAGCGATCCTAATGGTGTCTCTATTACGACTATGCTGTTTGATGCTAGTGGCGAGTACATTATTTACAATCCACTTAGCATGCCAGTTCAGCGTAAAGACGCGCAGGCATTCGGCTCTGCCGAAACTTATGCACGACGATATAGTTTATCAGCAGCATTCGGCGTATCCGCTTCTAAAGATGACGATGGACAACAAGCAACTAAAGCGGCTCCTAACAACAGTACGGCACAACAACCAGCTCATAGGAATAACGGGACACAACAAAGCAATCATCAACCCCTGCCTGTAACTAAACAGCAGGCCACAACACTTAATGGATTGTTTGAGGCAATGAGTAAGGCAGCAAGCGCCCCAATTGAAGCCGTTAGAAACGGTTATCTGGAAAAATTAAACGTTAGCCAGGTCAAAGATTTGACGCATGATGGTGCTAACCAACTGATCAGCCTAGTGACTGCTCAATTAAAAAAGCAAAGTGAAAAGGGGAATTCTAATGATTAATCGAGTAGTTTTGACTGGACGACTAACCCGTGATGTGGATTTACGGTATACGCAAGGCGGTGCTGCTGTAGCTACTTTCAATCTGGCCGTTGATCGGCGGTTCACCAACCAACAAGGTGAGCGCGAAGCTGATTTCATAAGTTGCGTCATTTGGCGCAAGCCCGCAGAAAACTTTGCCAACTTCTTCCACAAGGGTTCCCTTGTCGGCATTGAAGGCCGTATTCAAACACGTAACTATGAAAATCAGCAAGGCCAACGCGTATACGTCACAGAAGTTATTGTTGATAACTTCTCATTCTTGGAACCAAAAAGCTCTACTGGTAACGGTAGTTATCAAAATAATCGGCCACAAAATAATACGAGTGATCCGTTTGCTAATGGTGGATCTGTCGACATTACCAATGATCAGTTACCGTTCTGATTTGAGGTGATTAAATGCAGCGGTCACGATCAAAATACTTTGAACGGAATGGAAAGTCATACTTGTTAGTTGAGCTTGATCATCAGCCTAATTTAGACCATATAGAGACCGTTAGCGGCTCACGTGGCCAACTTTACCTGGATTGGGAACTAGCCGACACACGCAAAGCTAGGCCGCAACAACGGCGTCTATTCTTTGCCCTGCTAAATGATATTGCTGATTACTTCGTGGTGCCACAAGACTTCCTGAAAGCAATGTTTTATGGCCAATATTGTGAGTATACAAACGGTAATGAGATTAGCCTGTCAGACACGACAGAATCGTCTGTGAGCGACGCTAACGTGTTACTCGACCTAGTTATCGACTTCATGTTTACGTGGCGTGTACCGTTCAAACAAGGCTATGAATTGCTACCGAGAGAGCAAGAGTATTACCAATATCAGTGTTGCCGGCATCGTCGGTGCATGGTGTGTGGCCGTGAACATTCGGATATTAACCACGTTGATACGGTTGGGTCTGGCCGTGATCGAAATCATCTTGACCATACGCAACTACGAGTTAACTGTTTGTGCCGAGAGCATCATACAGAATGGCACAAGATCGGTCCGACAGCCTTTGGCGAGAAGTATCACATTCCAGTTGCCGGGATTAAGTTGGACGAAGAGACATTGAGAAAGATTGGAGTCAGAGGAAATTATCGAGGTGAAACAAATGGGAAATCTATTAATTAGTGAGCCACCGTTACAGGTTTTACCATCATTAGCAGTAAAAGTTGGATTGAACGAGGCAATCGTTCTTCAACAATTTCATTACTGGTTGCAGCGATCAAACAATATACGTGACGGCTATAAGTGGATTTACAACAGCTTTCCTAATTGGAATAAGCAATTTCCCTTTTGGGGATTAAATACGCTTAAGCGTGCAGTAAATGGGCTGGAGAAAGATGGCTACCTTATTACGGCAAATTATAATAAGGCCGGTTTCGATAGAACCAAATGGTATCGCATTGATTACAGTAAATTGGACATGAGCCGACCATCGACCCAAAATGGGACGACGAATGGCCCAAAATGGGCCGATGGAACGTCCCAAAATGGGTCTACCAATACCAATAGACTACCAGAGACTACTACAGAGACTACAAAAGATAATAGTGCAGCTAACGCAGCACCTGAGTTTCCTTGGCAATCTGTAATTGACTATCTCAACGAAAAGACTGGCAAGCACTTCAAACACACTAACACTAACAAGGGATTAGTTATGGCACGACAGCATGATGGATTTAGCGCCGAAGATATGCAAAAAGTGATAGACCATCAATGCAAACTGTGGCTCAACACTAAAGATATGGCTCAGTATTTAAGACCATCTACTTTATTTAGAGCTAGTAAATTTGAAGGCTATTTGAATGCAGTACCTGATGAGTCAAAACATGAGGGCCGCGAGTATTGGACGGGAGGTTAACATGGAGCACGTTACTTTTGACCAAGGATATATTCAACGGCTAGCCAATGCCCACCATGTTGACCTGAACCACTTGCCAACTAAAGAAGAATTAGATCGTAAGACGGCTGAACAAGCAGCTCAACAATTGAAACGGGACAAAATGGCCCAGTACTATAGCTACTCGGTCTGGTCCGGCAACATACCGCTCAAGTTTTCGTTTGGCAACTGGGATATTGCTAAGCAGGACAATCCACACTTAGCTAAGTCGTTAGGCAAGAAGGCATTCGTGTTGGCTAAGCAATTAGAAAACCAAAACTTCAACGTTGCTATGATGGGTGATCGTGGCGTTGGTAAAACGTCTTTAGCACTAGCGATGTTGGACCACCTGATGAGCCATGGTCATAGTGGCATGTTTGTATCAACTGCTGAGCTGCTAAGAATGGTCAATGACAAATATGAGGACACTTCAATTCGTTCCAAACTGCTCGACATAACGCGTTCAATGATTGAGGTTGATGTATTGGTACTAGATGATTTTGGCACGGAAGGCGGTATGACCGGCAACATTAAACCGGTTCATAAGGATCTGCAAGACATCATGTATCGGGTATCTAACGCTAGAGTTGATTTTAATCACAACACCGCTAAAGGTATCACCATCATTACAACCAACAACACCAAAGGACAGCTAAAACAGATGTATGAAGGCAAGTTCATTGATCGTGTATATCCAGACAACCCGGAACAGCAACTTATTTTTGACGGCATGAAAGGAGTGCGTAATGTATGAGTGAATGTCCATTGTGTCATGGCACTGGCGTTTTTCATCACTGTACAGCAAGTACCGTCACAGCTAGCCCGTGTCCCAATTGCAATGAAGCTTTAAAAGAACAACGTAAACGTGAATTTGAAGAACTAAGGAACGAAGCAAAACGATTAGTAAGAAAGGAGTAGAGGCGTATGTCATCAAACAAGAAAATGGCAGCCGCAATCAGGGCTGCTTACGCCAATTATGGCGATGATCCAGATAAGTGGCCGAAAGATGTTAAAAAAGAGATCCGCGGTCAAACTGAGGAAGGACACACGGCAGAAAATAAGATCCTACGCCACCTGATTTTACATGGATACACCAACCAATATATTGCACAAGAACGGTCAAAGACACCGCAATATATACAGCAATTACGTGGCAGAATGCGAAGACGTGACGAATTGGATTACCAATCCACACCAGATGAATTGACACAGTTGAAATACACCGTCAAACACATGAATCGACCTAACAACCAAGGGGTGGCTCGTGTTATGGGACGCGACAAAGATTGGGTGCGCTGCATGCGAGAGAAGCTACGGGAGGCAGACAATGGATAACGACATTTCAAGTACCCTGATAGCTAATCGAAGCGGAATCAGTGAGGATTCAGTTAAAAGGCTAATTAGAAATAATATGGGCTTTTTGGAAGATTTTGGAAAGGTCGACATTGAGGTGGATAGATCAATGGAACGTGGTGGCCCATCAAAGATATATCGTTTGAACATCTATCAGGCATGGTTTATCGTGTCTTGCTTAAAAAATACGAAAAAGGCCGCCCAATTAAAAATGGACATGACTAAGCAAATGATTGAAGAAACACATAATCCTTCTATGGGATAAAGGAGGCAGCCAATGAAGTACGGCGATAAGGTGCATTACCACCGACACCATCACGTTAAGCAACCGGCTACATGGCTATGCTGGGTCACTCGTGGTGATAGGCGGTTAGCAATGGTGAAAGTTAAAGGCAGTCACAGGCATATTGAGGTGGCACCAAGTGATGTTGAGATTGGGAGGGCGAATGATGGTACCGAAATTTAGAGCGTGGGACAAAGTTCAGAATAAAATGCTGTTACCTGACAACATCGAATTTATTTATGGTCAAGCCTACTGGGCAGAGGCTAGTGCTGATGGGTATTACGAGTGCTCTAACGATGGTAAAGTTGATGGAATTTGCGCAATGTTTGAGCTTGAACAGTTTACCGGCCTGAAAGACGTGAACGGAAAAGAAATTTACGAAGGAGACATTATTAAATTTTTTGGTGCTAACAAAAAAATTAAAGCCAAAAATGAATTTGGAACTATTGTTTATAAAGCCGATAGATATGGAGCTGGCTTTAATTCGATTATTCAAAATAAGGAACATGGTTATGGTGGAATAAATATTGCACAAGATATTGTAGTTGGCAACGTTCACGAGAATCCGGAACTATTGGAGGCACAGCATGACACACGAACAGATTGAGTATCGCAATTACGTGATGCAAGGTATGGCAAGCTATGGTGGCGATGTGGCACAGGCGCTAGTGTGGTGCGGAAATCACTTTACCAATCTGAGCGACAGCCAGCGCAACGTGATTAACAAATTGTCAGCTAAGGAACGTAACCAGGTTATCCATGAGCTGACAATGTTTATGTAGGAGGACGTATGGATAAAACACGCGACGAAATGAACGGCAACCAACGTATGTTGCTTAACTATCTGGAAGCATTGGTGCCAGAAGACGATGTATTGATGGGGATAGATGAGTTTCAATCCAGATTAAGCGAGCACAGCGTGCCTAAGGAAGTTTACATTGCTTTGGGTATGCTGAGCAATGTGGAGATTACTAACGTGCTACACGAGCTTACACGGCCATTTTAGGAGGAATAATCATGATCGATATGCGAATCGGTAAGTATCATATCACCAGTGAACCACGAAACTATATCGTATCACTTGCTAAATTAAACGATGATGGAACACCCAAAACAGCCATGACGAAGACCGGCGAGGTTTTCAGTGAACGTGCGTTAGGCTATTATAATTCGCTTCCACTGGCCTTGCAGGCAATTGCTAAGGATATGATGAAACGTGGTGATGAACGTGTCACAAGCGTTGAGCAGTACGTACAAAAGGCCAAGTCAGTAGATGTGGAACTCAACCATGCAGTTTATGAGCATGGGCTAGAGTTGGAAAAGCAATCACAAAATATTTAGACAGCAAAAAAGGGCCGCCCAGCAGCAGCCCTTACCCCAAATCGGCTTCTAAAATTAACTCTTACTCCGCGGCCAACGAATGAAACATTATACCATTAACATTAAAGCAAACTTAAAATAAGTTTAAGATGGAGGAATGATGGGTGAAACGATCGACGATTAGAACGGTAGAGGATATTCTACGTGATTATCCCAAAATTGATAAGTTAATTACGGCTAGAGAAGAGGAATTGCGCCATCCAATAAAACAGGAAGATGACAATGTTGGTGGTGGCAGATCATCTATGATAGGCGATAGTGTAACTACGGTATTGATAAAGCTAGAAGAAGATGGTCCACTAAATCTTTTGAAACGAAAAAAGAGTGCAGTTCAAGAGTGTTATGCTAGTTCTGATGAGGATACTCAGGTAATAATCAAAGAATTGTATTTTAAAAAACGGCCACGGCTTAGTGTAGAGGGAATAGTTGCTAATGGGCTAGTTAATTGTAGCCGAAGCAGTGCTTTTCTTTTAAAAAAGGAGTTCATTGAAAAGTGTGCCAAAATGCTAGGAATATACTGAATTGAAAAAACACAAGATTATCATGATACTATTTTGATATTAATCCGATACTATTGTGATATTATTTTGATACTTTTGACCCCTAATTTGGGTGTAAATTAGTATCATAGATGAAAACCGTTAAGGCACGTGCATAGCTCAGCGGCAGAGCAAAGAAGATACGGGTTCGACTCCCGTTGCACGTATTGGGCGCAATAACTTAAAGGAGATGGACTCTCCCGTTCATCCAAGGCTATAGCGTCCATACCAAGCACATTGGTCAGCAACCACGGTATTGCGCAACCCCAAAATGCGAGTTCTATACGCTAATCTTAAAAGCGTAAGTCGACGGGTGGTTGAAACGTGGCTAGAAAATAGAAAAAGTCCACGTCAGGAGGCTCATTACCGCGTGTGGTTCGATTCCACACCAATCACATTTAACAAGCGTTATCTGATACTTATGTGAAGATAACGTTTACAATGGAGCTGTATTAGGAATACCCCCAAAAATATTTCCTAATATGTGACTCCATTTGCATTAGCCAGCATTGCATCGCTGGCAATCATATACGGTCGTCTCAAACGAGGCGGCCTTTTAATTTGGAGGAATGGCAATGAGAAACTATCAACGGGACAACTTAATGTTCGGCCTGCTGATGGTGCTGCTCATTATTGTGCTGGGGGTGTGGCTACATGCAACACACTGAGTATGGCTACGTTAGCCCAGCAGAGGACCATTGCTGTCGTGACTTGGAGCGTTGGCTGGCTGATAAGAAGAAACGTGAGCGTCGTGCTAAGAAGCATGGCGCTTTTAGCTTGGAAAAGAAACGGAGGCGTGGTGGTATGTAATGAAACTAACAGTAAAACAACAAAAATTCGCTGACAATTATATCAAGTCCGGGAACGCCACTCAGTCCGCGATTGATGCGGGTTACAGCAAACATACATCTCGTTCTATTGGGCAAGAAAACCTGACAAAACCCGATATTAAAAATTACATCAAAGATAAGCTGGCTAAGATTGAATCGCATAAAATTATGGACGCTACAGAAGCCTTGCAACTGTTAACTAGTATTGCCCGAGGCGAAACAAAAGAGACAGTTATCTCATCAACGCCATTTGGCACAACTGAAGATGAAAAGACGGCTGATTTGAAAACACGTATATCAGCAATGAAAGAAATCCTAAAGCGTTATCCTAGTTCAGACAAGCTAATGAGTGCGAAAATTCGTAAGCTAGAAGCTGAGGCTGATGTGGCAGAACAAAAGGCTCGCGATGCTAGAAGCGGTGGCCAAGATGTTGGCAAGCAGTTTGACAAGATGTTCGAGCGGTTGAAGGAGGACAGCGACAAATGACAACTTATGCTGATTTGAAGTATACAAAGAAGCAAGTCGAAGTCTTCAAGCAGTTTGACCGTGACGACTGGTCGCTAATGATCAACAGTGGGGCCGTTGGTTCTGGCAAGACGGTCATTGACAATGACATGTTCTTGCGTGAGCTATTACGTATTGGCAAGTTAGCCCAATCAATGGACAAGAAAGCGCAATACATTCTAGCCGGATTTTCTAGTAAGACGATCGCTAACAACGTGCTGCAAGAAATCATGCAGGCTTACCCTATGCTTAATATTAAATTTGATGTGCATGGTGCTTTTGAATTGTTTGGCGTGCGTGTTGTACAAGCCTATACGGGTTCAATTGCTGGTATGGCATCTATTCGTGGTATGAATGCCTGGGGAGCTTATATCAATGAAATGTCACTAGCTAATGAACAAGCATTCACAGAAATTCGTAATCGTGTTCGTGGATTTGAAGGGGCTAGAATCATTGGTGATACCAACCCAGATACGCCAACCCATTGGCTTAAACGAAAGTACATTGATCAGGCTAAGGACGAGTCAAAAGGTATCATCTACAATCATTTCACGATGGACGACAATACATTTTTGCCTAAGAAGTACGTGCATGATATGAAGGCTCAAATGAGTGGCATGTTCTATGATCGCAGCATCTTAGGATTGTGGGTTGCTGGTGAAGGATTGGTTTATGGCGACTTCGATAAGTCCAAGAATGTTATCAGCCGCTCGGAATTTGATAAACGTACTGCAGATCAAACACTTAACTACTATTGTGGCGTCGATTGGGGCTACGAGCACGATACGTCGCTTGTGGTGCTTGCTGACGACAATCAGGGTAATACGTACTTGGTTGAGGAACACACCGGTAATTTACAACAGATTGACCATTGGGTTAGTGTCGCTAAGCAGATACAACAAGACTATGGGTACAATATTCCATTTTATTGTGACACGGCCCGGGTTGAACATATTGATGAGTTTCAAGCTAATCATATTAACGCATTGTATGCCTATAAGGCAGTGCTAAAAGGTATTGAAACGGTTGCCGGTAAAATTAAACAACGCCAGTTTATGGCTGTTCAAGAAGGCATGCAACAATTCTTGGATGAGGTTTATCAGTATGTTTGGAATGACAAAACGGGTGAGCCGGTTAAAGATCATGACCATGTCATGGACGCTGTACGATATGCGATTGCAACCAAGTTGTGGAATCAAAATAACAAACAACCGGATAACAGTTATAACGATCAGACTAAGTTATTAGCTGATAACGGATTGATCGATTATCCTGATGATTTTTGGTGATTTATTTGCATTCAAAATAGACACTCAAAATGGACAGTTGATTAAACAAATAAAAAGCAGGTTTTAAGCTTACAGAATTTGGATTTATAGGATATTCGGTCTTGTAAGCTGTAATGTCTATATAGAGTACACCTAGATTAGACATTACAGCATAGGTTTTGAGGTGACATTGATGGCAAAGCTAATGACAATGGAAGAGTGGAAAAAACAAGCAACTACCAAGGACACAGCACCGCTTGATATGAATGTGTTTGAACCAATGCTGAATGGCAAGCCACTAGAATTTACCGATAGAGGCATTACTTATTCAGTACCAATTGGTTTAGATGTTAAATATATTATTGAAGCGATGGCAGAATTGATTAATGAGAATATTAACGAACAAGATAAAGCGGTCAGCGACTCTAATAGGTTGCTGGCCGTTAAGTTTGCACACAATTATTGCCAACAACATGAAAGCGAGGTGAACAATGATGGCAGAGACAAACGACAAAACAGCTCACAGCCTGTCGATTAATCCTAAGCCAAACTCGATTAGTTTGTTAAATGGTAAGCGTTATGGTGGGCGATATTCGTTCGATACTAATCAAATATACAGCATTCCACAAGCAAGATGGGACGCTATTAAAGATACACCAGCGGCGTTTGAAGAGTTAGTGCAGTGGTACGTTAACGATCACTACACAAATCAATTGCCACGAATTCTTGAATTGGAACGTTATTACCAAGCAGATAATAACATTCATTACTGGTTGTCTAACAAGAAGAGCCATCGAGCAGATAACCGTATCTCTAGCGCATTGGCACGCTATATTACTAACATTCAAGTAGGATATGAGTTTGGCACGCCATTAACGTTCGGGTACCAAAACAAAGATGATGACACCGACACTGGTGAAGGGCCAATGCAAGCACTAGATGATTTTAATCAAACCAATGATGAGGCGTATCACGAAAAGATTATGGGCAAGAACTTAGCGAATACTGGTCGTGCGTATGAGCTGCTATATGTAGCAGACGGGTCAAAAGATCCACGAGTTACGGCAATCGATCCCAATAGTGCGTTCGTAGTCTGGTCTACCGACGTAGAACCCGTAGAACTATTTGCTGTGCGCTACTACGTCGTTAAGGTGGCAGATGAAACAAATTATCAAGTTGATGTCTATACGGATAAGAGCATTTATCACTTTACAGCGGGTGACGAACCCGATAGTGATTGGACTCTGACAGACACCGAAGAACACTTTTTTCAGCAAGTACCGTTAACTGAATATAGCTTAAATGAAGAACGCGTGGGCGCTTGGGAGACTAAACTCGATGAGATTGATGCCTATGACCAAGCGTTGTCTGAGATGGCTAACAGCCAAGAAGACTTTAGCAATTCAATGCTGATGATCAACGGAAAAGTTGCCAACAATTCCGGCAAGTCAGAGCAAAAACTAGGGCCAGACGGTCAGCCAGTTTACATTGACAACGTGAGTGGTGGATATACAAATGAATCCACAACCAACGGGAAAAGTAATGCACCCGTTATGGTTGAAAAGGTGCTTGATAGCAACACAAACGTTTTGTATCTACGGCCATATGTCCAAAAAAATCCAAACGGATCGCCAACTGTTGTGCCAACATCGGCAGCTTATCTGACTAAGTCGTTGAATGCTAGTGAGTGGCAAATTTATATTAACCAATTGTTATCCGACATTCATAAGGACACAAATACACCCGACACAACTGACCAAAACTTTGCAGCCAATGCATCGGGTGTTGCCATGGCTTACAAACTATGGGGTAGTGACCAAGAGATGGCTATGTCGGAAACACTTTATCAGCGTGGCATACGGCGCCGGTTGCGGTTGCTAATGACGTATTGGAGCTATCTCAAAAATAACGACGTTACGATCACCGCTGAAAACAATCCGTCCGACAATGTGACAATCACATTCACGCCTAATCTGCCTAAGAACAATCAGGAAACGATGACACTTATTCAAGGCCTCAATCAGACGGGCAAATTTTCTGCAGAAACATTGCGTAATTTGGCTGAACCGATTACTGGGATTCCGGCTGATCAAGAAAAACAACAAGTAGATGATGAGTCTGGCGATCAAGATGAACGAACAACAAATATGATTGCTGCTGCGCAAGCCAAACTGCAGAACGTGAATGGGGTAGGTGATAGCGTTGACAACGGTCAAGAAGGAGCGCCAGAAGATTCGCCAACTGGTCAAACAGGACAAGGCGAACAGTCAGACGATCAATAGCTTCTATCAGCAATCCTTAAGCATTATCGCCAACCATCTAAAAGAATTCTATAACGAGTACGCCGATGATAGTGGGTTAACTCTTAATCAAGTGTCGTCAGCAGTTAGTTCATGGGACACGCAACACTTTTACGCTGCCATTAACGAAATGTTAACGGACGTTCAACCCGACGATAAACTATCTAAGCAGTTACAGGCTGCTTATGTTAAAGCATCATTAACCAAGCGAGATATGTTGGGTGCAATGATTGGGGCTGGTATGAGTATTGCGACAGCGAGAAGCGAACTATATGGTGTCACAGAACTAAATAGACAGCGTTCGGCAGCGTATGCAGATAACTCTTCACGTTCGCAGCAAAACGTTCCACAGAGCACTGATCAGGCCGAATACGTGCAACGACTATGGATGCACCAAGATGTTATGGCTAATCGCATGATTGAGACCTTAAATAAAGGTCTGAGTCGAGGAATTTCGGTAACCGCAATGAACAAGCTAACTAGAAGCATTCCACAGTCGGGCGATCGAATTGATGATAACTTGGCAACACCAATGAATCAGCTATTATCTCGAATTGATGGATTGATGCAGACACAATCGGTTGAGAACACCAACGAAGGTAAACGACAAGCTTACGAAGATAGCGACGTTAAATTTGTAATGTGGCTAACCGAAGAAGACTACCATGTTTGTGATATTTGCCAACCATTAGACAAGCAGATATTTCCATTCGGCCAAGCACCGATTCCTCAAGAAGATACGCACCCACGTTGTCGATGTCAATTGGTAGCGTGCGATGAAGATGGCAATTTACTTGATGGCCAACTAGACGGTATGATGACAGGTGAATTTGATTAGGGGCGATTTCTTAGTAATAGCCCCTTAAAAACACTTACAAATAAGGGTAGTTAACAAATAATCAAAATTATAGGGGTTATTTATCTGCTTTATATGATAATAGCTCCTATTTTTGTGGGCTTTTTCTTACTTGCAGCCCTAAAAGAACAAGCAATTTAGTCATTCGGACTTTAACCGATCTAGTCTACGGACTTTAAAAAGGAGCTTTTACGATGAAGATGAACTTGCAATATTTTGCTGAACCTGGTGAAGAACCAAATCCAATCGATCCTGATAAGGAGCAGCAACAAGAACCTAAAGATCAGGAACCATCCGGTAAAGCATATTCACAAGATGACGTGAATAAAATGATGGGTGCTAAAGCTAAGCAGCTGGAAGAAAAGTTTAATGGTCAGCTGGAATCCCTGAAAGAAGAATGGATGTCCAAAGGGGAAGAACGCGCTGGTATGAATGCGCAACAGAAGGCCGAAGCAGAACTCAATGACAAGCGGCAAGCCCTGGCAGACCAAGAGAAACGATTGCAGGAACGACTAGACGCCGTTGATGAGAAAAATGCTTTGACTGCAACTAAGTCAGCCTTAACGGATAGCAAGATTCCTGTTGAATTTGCAGAATTCGTTACTTCTAAAGATGACGATGTACGTAAGAACAATATTGACAAGTTTATCGACTTGTTCAACAAGGCTGTTCAAGATAGCGTAGAACAACGCGTCCAGGGCACACATACGCCACAAAACGGTGGTCAAACAGTTCCAGGATCGCTGACACGCGAAGATTTTGCCAAGCTCAACATGGATCAGCAGACTCAAATTTATCGTGAGAATCCAGATTTATACAACAAACTTAAATAGGAGGTGTAGGTAATGGCTGTAATTAACGGCAATCCTACGAATTTTAGTAACTTAATTGAACCAACAGTCTTTTTAGACTGGATCTATCGTCAAAATACTCAAACTAATCGATTTGTTCAATCTGGTGTCTTGCAAAATGACCCAGTATTAGGTGGCCGATTGCTTCAACCGGGTCGGACAGTAGAAATCCCGGCAATGAACGACTTGTCCGGCGATGCTGATGAATGGAACGATACTAACGACATTCAAACGAATGGTGTCGATTCTGCGATGGAACACGGCATTAAGATGTATCAAAGCAAGTCGTTTGGTAATACTGACTGGGGCGATTTGATTTCTGGCGCAAGCACCCAGCAACAAATTGCCAATCGTTTTGGTAACTGGTGGACTCGCCAAGATACTGGTCTACTGCTGAATACGGTAAAAGCAACTTTCAACAACGCAGATATTGCAACTGCAAAGTCTTTCGGTGTTGGCTCTGAAAAGGAATTATCTGCCGCAGACTTTGTTAAGGCACTCGCACGTATGGGCGATACGATGGATAACACCTTATCGACATTAGTTGTTAACTCAGCAGCTTATTCAGAAATGCGTGAACAACAATTGATTGAATACCTGCAACCTGCTGGTGCAGCAACTCCAATTGCTACGTACCAAGGCATGAGTATCGTTCAAGATGATAGCATTCCAGTTGCTTCTGATGGAACTACTTATGCACTCATCTTCGGTCCAGGAGCCATTGATTATGCAACGGCTACGCCAGACAATGGTTTAGTCGTACAACGTGATGAATTCCAAAAGGGTGGCATGGTTGCCATCATTCAAAAACGGGTAGTAACTTGCCATGTGGCCGGCACTAACGTTGACTTAACGCAGACTAATCCTGACACCTACCAAGCTGATTTGAAGGCCGGCACTAAGCCACTGTTTGCCGTGTCTTATGATCCACGACAAATTCAATTGGTTAAGTATGGATTCAAGGTTGGTACAGACTATGTAGTGCCAACAATTAATGCGCCTAAGAAGGCAGCAATCACTGGATCAAGTTCTACAGGTAGTGGATCAAGTTCATCAGGTAGCGGCAAGTAGAAAAAGGTGATTAGGTATGGAAGACGCACTTATGCCGGAAAATATCAAGAGTGATATTAATATCTTCCAAGGATTTAGCGATGCTCATATTAAAGAGCGGTTAGATGACGCGGCGCTTAAGGCTAGTCACGATCAAATTTCAGAGGACGCGTTAATCAACGCCACAAGAGCTTGGACGCGTCATCTGCTATACAATGATTGGTTCATGAACTATGGTGGCGTTCAATCCGCAAGTACGTTTGGTAACTCGCAGACAATGGTCAACTTTAATGGATATGACGACTACCGTGCTGAGTATGATGACATCGTTGATGATTATGGTGTGTCGGACTCAATGGGAGCCGTGTGGACAGAATGACAGAAGACTTTGATAATACTGCAGAGGCAATTAGACGATTACAGGAGTTGCAGTCAGTTAGATTGTTCGTGGGTGTGCCGTGGCTTAATAATCATTTGAACATGATTGCTTTGGTCCAGGAATACGGTAAGACTATTGTTCCAGTCAATCGACAGTGGCTGGCGTTGCCAACACCGAACTCAGGTGATAAACGGCCAGCAGATTTTCAAAACCTTTTCTTCATGTTAGGAAAAACTGCTGATCAAGCCTATTTAGCCATGCCGGATACTAATAGTGGTTTTAAAATCATGTTTATTCTGCGCAAGAGTGTTGTGATTCCACCGCGGCCATTCTTGCGTTATTCGTTTAATCACCATCTCGGTCGGTGGACAGAGTTGGGAGCCGACTTGGCTTTTAAGTGTATGGTCGGTGAAATTGAGCCGAAAGATGTGTACTCAGTATTGGGAGAAGCGATGGTCAAAGACATTAAGCAAACCATTGCTGACTTCAGCACACCAAGGAACGCGCCATTAACTGCCAAGAATAAAGGATTTAATGATCCGTTAATTGATAGTGGAGAACTGCGTGACTCAATCACGTGGATTACAGAAAGGATTTGAGTTTATGAGTATGGAATTAGTTATTGTTGCAGCAAAGACGGGGACAGACGGTGCTTATATCACGCCAAGTCGTGACACGGAACAAACGAGTGACATTGCCTTCTTCCCAGAAAATGATCCAAAGGTTGTCAAGATTACGGGGTACGCGCCTGGTGATACAATTCCTAGCGGTAAATATTTTGCTGCTTTCTATAATCCAGACACTAAAAAGTTCCTGGGACAATTTGTGTCAGTATCTGGATTCACGGTTGCAGGCGAATCAACACCAAGTGATCTTAAAGTAACGCCAACCGATACTGGTGCTGAAGTCGCATCAGGCAACTAGCGATGAATTTTCAAAATTTTGGGAATTTTGGATTCATGAATGACATGTTAGCCGAAGACTTGACAGTCACCATTCCAGGTCATGACACCGGAGATTCTGATGAACTAGGCCGACCAATCATGGCCCCAGCTACGGTAAAAAAGGTGCATGAGCCGATTGTTAATTCGACTAATCCAAACATGACGTATACCCCAGAATTGGGCGGTCAATTGCCTGTAGGCACGCTTTATTGGCTATCAGGTCTAGTTGGCTGCCCCAAAGGAACAAAGGTGCAGCGAGCTTCTGGTGCGACCTATGAGGTCATTAATCACGGTGATGATTTTGCAGCTGGACGTGTGTACTACCAGTTGAAGGAGGCTGGCACTGATGAGTGAGTTCAACCTGTATGATGCTGTTTCAGCAGCACTCGTAAAACAAATTAAAACGTATATGCCACAAGTTACGGTTCGTCCGGAGAGTGTTAAAAACTTTACGCCTGATTATCCGTATGTCACGTACAAAATTTATGACGATTACGGACGAGTGCTATTTAATACCGTGAATGAAGAAATTTTTGATATTCACGTTCAATTTAAAGCCGTCTCAAATGACGAAGGAGAAGCTAAAACACTCGGGCACGAGTTGCGGAAGCTTTTTTTCTTGCAACAACCGGCGTATGAGCTATTTCAGCAACACATTGTTGCCAAGGATTGTAGCACGATTCCATCAACTGACACGTTTCTTGACGTTGATTGGCAGTTTATGTCTGGTGCTGACTACACGTTTGGTGTTCAAGACAACTTCACTGATGAGACACAAACGGGAAGTATTGCGAGTGTTGACCCGCAAATTAATACAAAAGGAGCTGAATAAATTTTGGCAATTAAACAAACAACAGACGTCCACTTTGTTGTTTCCATTCATGCGTTAAAGAACTCAGGTGGCACGCCAGCCGTTGGTATTGCAACTAAAGGGGCGGACGCAACAACTAAGGCGTCTATTTATACAGACTTATATAGTCTGTCAGCAGATTTTGATGAAACAACTGGCGTTTATTCCCAAGCGGAGGCAATGTTTGAAGCTGACAACTTCAAGGGTCCAGTGGAAGTTATCACCTATCCTAATGTTGACTCAACGACCCCAGCCAATGTTCAAACGACGGGAACAACTACTGGTGCAACTGTCACGGCAACGACCACACCTGGGATTGTGGTTGGCCTGACTGAACACTTATTTGATGGATTCAAGTATTTAGTTCTGGACGGGGCTACTGAAGCAGAGACTGAGGCCGTATCAGACTTTTTGTATGACAACCAACGTATCATGCTGGTTACGCAGCCTAAGTCGGTTACTGATCTCCAAACGTTGTCCACCCATGTTAAGGGCATTCAAACAAAAAAGAATTCACTTGGGAATACAGCAGCTATTGTTGAAACGGCTAGTGATCGTTTCGTGGCTGCTCAAGCGGCCGCATACGCTGCAGCCAACTTACCAGTTGATTTTCAGCACATTGGTAATCAGTCACAGTTCGAACCAGACGCCGATTTATCAACCGATGATTACGACACGATTGCTGCAGCTAATGGGACAGTAGTTGTAAACAAGTCTGGTGATTACATGTTGCTGAACGGCCTAGCTTTGGCTGGAAACTACGTCGACCAATTTGTTCATACGCAACTGGTCATCGATACGTTCCAGACGGCATTGCAGAAATATCTTAACCGTCATAACTTCCCAATTTTTAATGACGCCACGATTAAAGAAATGGCACAAACTATTGAAGCTTGCGGTCAGCAACTGCAACAGCAAGGCGTATTGGCTAGTGCTGTTCAAATTACTAGTGTGCCTCGTTCTAATGTGTCTAGCAGTGATGTGGCCGCACGTAAGTACAACGGATTCGGGTTCAATGTTCAGATTGCCGATGATATTGATACGATCAACGCCAAGATTGATTTGACACTTTAAGGAGGGATAAGTTATGGCAATCACTTTATCAAACGGAAAAGAAGTCAATTTATATTCCGCACGGTTCTTACACATTTATTTGTTGTGGAAAGGCCAATCGAAAGAATTAGGTGGCTTCCAAAACGGTGAAGCTTTTAGTTCACAACGTACGGCTGCAGATACAACTATGCAAGGCGATTTTCACTCAAACGTTATGTTCTTCGACACTGACGACGAGACAGGGACCCTAACGTTGAATACCTATCCTGGCACTTCAACAACTGATATTCTGTTCAATCTCTATCATTTACAACACGATGAAATGCAAGCAGGACTATTGAGTGCTGACCAAATGTTTGGCCTCAATATCGTCAATGATTCTACTGGTGAAAAGATCACTGCAGAAGGCTGCCGTTTAGCCGGCCTGCCTAATAACCAAGGTAATGAGCAAGCATACTCGCTGGCCTGGACGGTACTGGCAGGTTACTACCAAAACACCGGTGCCGATGTTGACGACTCAATGTTTAAAAACTAAAAGCGCACTAACCGTCCGTTAAGGGCAGATTAGCGCACTGTTTTCATGTTATACTGACTGAGCAAGAAGTTTTAAGGGCGGTGGCTGTCTTTTCCCTTGTGAGGTGGGGCCCATGGGAACATGGAATAATCTTCAGGAAGGTTTCACAGTCAATGAGCGTCTTCCAGACACTCTCGTTGATGTTGCTGTTTGGCACGTTTTTAATCGCGCTACTCAGCTATATCGACAAAAGGAACAAATAAAAAAGCCGCCCTGCTCAACTTTGGTAGGTTGCAGGACGACAAAATTATCGTTTGAATAACTTGCCACCGCCTTTGAAGCGGCTTGCAGGGGTCGGTGTGATAGCACCGACCTTTTTCTATGCCCATATTATAACACATTTTCAAATCGCAATCTCACAAATAGACTATGAGGTCACCAGACGGTGTCCTCTTTTTAATTAAGGAGAGACTTTTATATGTCAGAAAAAGATGAACAAGCTATTGCAGCGTTTATGGATAATCAATTTGAACGAACGGTAGAATATACCGATTCGAAGGGTGACAAGAAGACACGTAAGATCACGCTACAAGATCCTGGATTTGATATTGCCTCACAAGCAATTGATGCCCTAAACGTTGGTGAAGATACCGGAGACGCAGGTCGACTGTTTGACCTTATTATGCACAACGTATTAGTTAATCCACATATGGATTATGAATCATTGAATGCAGAAGTTCCAGACGACATTAAGAAGAAAACCGTTACTAAGAAAAATCGTAGCGGTAAAGACGTGCATATCAACATGGTTTGGCCAGGTTATCGTACTGCTTTGCAGATTGTTTTCATGTCAACGCGGCCATCTGGGGCATCTAATATGAACGGTACGATGACCAAGCTTAATAGTGAAGTTTTCCGCACAGATAAGAATGAAGTACTTAAGATGAACTTCTGGGACGCTACAGGAGATGGCAGTGGACTAGGTATGATTGCCATGCAGGAAGCTACGAAGTTCTTAGCAGAAATCACGGACCGTAACGGTGACCAATCGGTATTAGGTAAAGCGTTTCAATTTCTTATGGAGTCGTTACAACAAGTTAAACTCTAAGTTTACCGACGCTCATGGCAATGTTGATCAGTCATTATTAGACAAGGTGGTTGACAAGCGCATGGCTTTTGTTAACCCAGCGCTGTTTCTAGGAATGACAGAACATGATATACGGCAACAGACCCAAGATGAATTTTTGGTTAGCAATGAAATTGCTGAACGGATTGGTAAGGAATTAAAAACAATCATTGCAAAAGGCGTGTCTGATGGAGTCCTGATGGCACTAGGGAAAATATTAGGTCAGAAAGGAGGAAAATGATGGCAGAAACTAAAGAGTTGCGGCATGCCGGTATTGGCATTGATCTTAAGGTCAATGGACTAGAGGAATTTCGTAAGGCAAACTCGATGCTTGATGACTTCATGCGTTCGTTTCATGAAATCACTGGTCAGGCTGATAAACTAAAAGAATCACTAGGTTCTGGGCTTAACATATCTCGTGATGTTAATCAGTCTAAAGACAGCATGGCTGGATTTCGAAGTGAGTTCCGCAAGACTGCCCAGCAGGCTGATACCTTTAAACACAATCTGGACTTTTCCAATGTAGGGGCTAAAGACACTGAATCGATGCGTAAGCTCAACGATCAAGTCGGCAAGCTACGTTCTGACAAGATTACGCATATCAAGACTGAGATGCAGGGATCAAATAAGTCAACTAACGATGGTTCTGAGGCAATTAAAAAATATAGTAATCACGTAGATGAAGCTCATCATCGCATGCGTCGGCTACATGATATTATCTTCGGCAGCTTTGTAGGAACAGCCATTTCTAATGGCTTGCAGAACATGGCATCGGGTATTCAAAACGTCGTCAAATCGGGCTATGAATTAGCTGAAGGTGGCGAACAAATTCGCAATCAGTGGAAAGATATTGGGCTAAGCAAAGCGCAAGCCAAGGGCATGACCGATCAGATTGGTGAGATTCGTAGTAAGTCAAATATGGCTGGTTCAGCAATTGATGCGATGCAAAAGAAGTTTTATGCAGTGACGAACAGTGTGCCACAGGCAAAGAAGTTTACGAATGAAATTGCAGCGTTCGGTGCAGCTGCAAACAAGTCCAGTCAGCAGATTCAGCAAATCTCTATGGGTGTTGCTAAATTAGCTGGATCTAAGAAAGTTTCGGCTGGATTTTTTCAACGTTCAATTGGACAGCTACCAGCATTCCAAAAAGCAATCATTTCAGCTAGCGGCATGACAACCAAGGCCTTTAACGATCAGTTGAAGAATGGCAAACTGACTGGTGCTAAGCTACAGCAGTACATGACAACTGCCGCTAAGATGAGCAGTAAGGAATGGGCCAATTTTAGCAAGACGACTAAGGGGCAACTGGCCGGAATTGAAGGGACTTGGCAAAACTTAAAAGCAAAATTCGCTGGTCCCCTCGTTGAGGGTATGGCTAAGGCCTTAGAATCGGTTGATAGCAAGAAAGGTGGCCTAGGCGACGTTAAAAAGCAATTGCAAGGCATTGCAGAAGCTTTGGGCGCTAAGATGGGCAATTATATTGGTGAGGCCATCAAATTCTTGGTTAAAAACCGGAAGGCTTTGTCTGAGATCGCTAGTTCTGTATTTACCATTGGTAAAAATTTAGCTATTGGGGCCTGGAAGCCTATTGCGTCGATCATCAAAACTATTGGTGGCCAAAGCGGCAAAGCTTCTAAAGGTTTGCGTGGATTTGGGGACGCGTTAAATGCTATTTCTAAACACAAGAGTGCTATTCAGTCTGTAGGTAAGGTTCTTATGGGTGCATTTGCCGCCAAGAAGCTTTTAGAAATGGGTAGCGGGATTCGGGGACTAAGAGAGAGCATTTTAAAGTTCACATCATCAACGAGATTAATGGGAGCAGCCATTAAATTACTTCCCTGGGCTTTGTGGATTGCAGGTATTACTGCGGCAATTGTAATCTTAGTTAAGCTATACCAGCATGATAAAAAATTCCGCAAGTTTGTTAATGGCATTATGGCATCAGTTAGAAAGATGGTTAAGTCGTTTAAAAATTTGTGGGGAGACGCCAAAGGTATCTTTAAAAATGGATTTAAGACAATTGAAAGCATCGTTAATGTTGGGATTGATGTTATAACTGGCAATTGGAAAGACTTTAAGAAAGACGGCGTTAAGCTGATCAAATCATTTTGGTCCTTAGCCAAAGACGTCTTTAAGGCTGACTTTGACTATATCAATGATCTGACTGGTGGAAAATTAGGAAAAATGACTAAGGCATTTAGCAATACTTGGAAAGATATTGGCAAGGGCTGGAAATCATTTTGGAATGGTATATCTGATTGGTTCGGCGATCTCTGGAAAGGTATCGTTAAACACGTTCAAGATGGTATCAACAACGTCATCAAAGTTCTTAACTCAGGAATCAGCGGTATTGATTCAGTCATTCACGCATTTGGTGGATCTAGCAAAGCAATTGGAACGATTAATCCAGTTCACTTAGCAACAGGGACCGGTGCTTTATCTGGTCAGCGTAGAGCGATTACTAAGCCAACCATGGCTATGTTGAATGATGGACATGATTCGCCAGAAACTGGTAATCGAGAAATGCTAATTCACCCTAATGGTATGGGCGAACTGATTAAGGGAACCAATGTTATGCGCATGTTAGAGCCGGGCGCTGAAGTGTTGAATGCCACGGAATCTAAAATGGCTATGAGCATGCAACACTTTGCTTCGGGTACTGGCTTCTTTAGTAATCTATGGAAGGGGACTAAAAAGGTGGCTGCTGACGCAGTCGGCGGTGTCGAATCAGGCATTTCAGGAATTGGTAACTTTGCGTCGAAAGCTTGGCATGGTGCGACACACTTGCTGAGCACGATTCAAAAGATTATTGCCGGACCCGGCAAGTATTTAAATAGTCTTATGGGTAAGAAGCCATCAGGACAAGGCACTATTCTTAGCGACTTTGCCGGTGGCTTTTATAATTCCATGAAAAAGCAAGCCTCGACTTGGTGGTCCTCACTCTGGTCAATGGCATCTGGGGTTCTCGATGATTCTGGATCAGCCTCAGGCTTACTTGCTGCGGTAGAAAAATACGGTAAGGGAAAGAAATACGTTTGGGGTGCAACTGGGCCTAATACGTTTGATTGTTCTGGATTGGTCATGTATGCCCTGAAGCATGCGTTCGGTATTGATTATCCGCATTTTTCGGGTTCACAAATTGCTAAAGCCAAGAGTATCAGCAAAGGCGACTTGAAACCGGGTGATTTGGTCGGAAATAACGAACACATTGGGGTCTATGCTGGTAACGGTAAGTATTGGTCAGCTATGAGTCCAACTAGTCATCCGAACGTTGGCATGAGTTCGCTGTCATACTTCCCAGGAACGCCTAAATTTGGTCGGGTACCTGGAACTGAAGATAAGTCCAAGAACAATACCAAGTCCGGTGGCAGCGCCTTACAAAAGCTCATTAAACAGGAAACTGGTGGCATGATGGGCTGGATTGAAAAACACTTATCACCTTTGCTGGATTCTGGCGGCGATGCCAGTGGCGGAAGCGTTAGCAGCGCGTTAATTCGCAAAGCAGCATCAATGATGGGAGTTCACCCGAGTGGGGCGGATATTGCCAATATTGAACGGGTCATTCAACACGAATCTGGTGGGAATGCTAAAGCTATTAATAAATGGGACTCTAATGCTAAGGCCGGAACACCATCTAAAGGTATTTTGCAGTTCATTGATCCGACCTTTCAGCATTATGCAATGAAAGGCCACAAGAACATTTACTCTGACTTGGATCAGCTTTTGGCCATGTTCAATGATACTAACTGGCGCTCCGATGTTCACACTGGTGGCTGGGGTCCAACTGGTGCCGTTCGCCGGGAAAAAGGTGGAAAACTAGCTAAGAATCAATTATCAGTAGTCGGTGAGAAAGGCTGGGAACTGTTTAATCCGGATAATTCCGGTGTAGTCATTCCTCATGAAGCTTCGGAAAAACTTATTAGTGGTGGTAGTAAGGGTAAAGTAACCATTAGTGCGCCCACTAAGGTGGTTATTCAAGGCAACGCTGACAAGTCAGCAATTGACGAGTTAGATAGCCGGTTAGAAAAACGTAATGATGATTTAGTTGAAAAGTTCCGCGAACTTTGGGGACTAAATGATGAAGGAGGGCTTAATGTCTAATGGCTAGCAAAACGAAGAAGCTTAATTTAAAGGGTAAGAGTGACAAGAAGATTGCCAACGAAGCCCAGAAATGGAAGAAAACCGTTTCTGCTGATGCAGCCAAGATTTCCAAGGCCGGTAAGGCGATTACTGCTGCCGAAAAGAAAATTGATACGGCTAATGACTATTTAAACAAAGCCAATGGCTATAAAGCTAAGAGTTCAGCTTACGACGCTCTTGAAACTCGAATCGAAGCGCAAGAGAAGTTGATTGCTAAGACAAAGAGTTCGTCCAAGAAGAAAACAATTACTTCCAAAATTACGTCACTGAAAAAAGATAAAAAATCATTAGTAAGTGATATGAAGAAGATTGCTTCCTCAGCTGGTTACCAGAAACAAATGTCAGCAAAAACCAAAGCACAAGCGAACATTAAAACGGAAAAAAGCAAGATTAGCAGTCTAAAGACTAAGAAGTCTAAAGACAAAAAAATTTATGGTCAATATTCTTCTACAAATACTGCACGCAAGTTAGTTGCACGGAAAAAACTTCAAAAGGCTAATGGAAAGAGTATTCGATCCAAGATTAAAGTGGTCAAGAAAAATTATGGTGGTCAAACGGCTATCTATCGTGCTGATTTAAAGACTAGTCGAGTATTTATGCTAGGGGAATTTGATCCGTCAGAAACTAACGACCAAGATGTGCCAACTAATGCAGTTGACAAGTCTGATCCACGAACTAACTACAGCGTACGTAATTCTAAACAGTTATCGGGGACTTACTATTTATTTGGTAAGTCTTTTTCTGATTGTGATAAGCAGTATGAAATCTTACAAGGTTGGGCACGTAAGGGCGTTGAGGTCACTGTACGAGGCTTCTCTAAGTGGAATCATGCTTACTTATCATCGGTTGGTAAGACGGCTTATACAGCAGGCAATAAAAATAGCATGCAGCTATCAATTACCTTCACGTATGCCCAAAAAGACAAAATTGCTTATGCCAAGAAAAAGACTAAAAAGAAGTCGAAGTCTTCGACGGGAGCAAAGACCGGTACCAAGAAAACAACGCACAAAACGGTAACGGTAAAGTCTGGTATGACTTATTGGTCAATTGCCCAAAGCCATAATGTGTCAGTTTCCAGCCTGGAAAAGATGAATAAGTGGCCCGCTGCTAAGTTGCCAATTGGTGTGAAAGTGAGGTATCAGTAATGACCGTTCATGACACGATACCAATCGAACCAGATGATATGCCATATAATCGCCAAGTGGATTTAGACTCCGGAAGTTATATCTTTGGATTTCAGTGGAATGAAATTGATCGTACCTTTACGATAGACGTTTCTACGCTTGATGGTGTTGCTATTCGTCAAGGCGAAGTGCTGGTGCTTAACCAACCACTTTGGCGTAATATTAACATTGATGGCTTGCCGGCAGAAACGATTATTCCTCTGGACGAGTCCGGAAATGAAATTGAAATTGATCCAGGCAATCTGGGTGATACCGTTAATTTATGTATTGATGATATTCCTGATGGCGAGGTGTGATTGCAATGTCAGTAAAAGTTAAAAGCGACGGTTACTATTGGGGATATACGACAACTATCGTGATTACTCACAACGGGGCCAAACTCACTTTATCTGAAAAAAACAGTGTTCCGATCAATTATGAAGTACCGTCTGATGACGGTGGCAGTCCGGCAACATGTACAGTCACCGTTTTTAATTTGGCCAAAACACACCTCAATAAGATTCATAAAGGCGACCATATAACGTTGCATACGGGGCCAACAGGGCTCTATGGTCTACTTACCGAGGGGACCATTTCGCAAGTCTCACCGGAGACGAGAGACGGCATGGATAAGGAAACACAGATTACGTTCACTGAAGGTAAAGACTACAGCAAAGAAAAACGATTGTATAGCAAATTTAATGGATCGAAAACGGTTACACATAAGGTTAAGACGAGCGACGGCAAGACAATTTCTTATCAAACTAAGCAAGTTAAAAAGGTAAACATTGCCTTTAAAAAGAATGTTAAAGCTAGTCAAATTATCGCAAGGATTAAACGCGACGCTAAGATTGACATTGCCACAGTGCATTTAAAAAAGAACAAGGTTTACAAGAAAGGCTACTCGCTTTCATCTAAGCCATTGGCCGCTATTAAATCAATCGCTAAGGATTGTGGGAGCAAGGTCTACTATCGACGAGGTGCAATTTATATTGATGATTGGCAGAAGCCTAACCCATACAATGAGCACTTATATCTAGCGATGACTAATGGGCTAACGCAAGAGCCAACCTATAACAGCACTGACGATGGTTCAGCAACCTGGACGCTAGAGTGTTTCGATGATCCACGAATACTAGCTGGCTCAGCTGTCTATGTAAAATCGACGGAGATTACTGGATTGAAACGAGTTAAGAGCGTTACCCATACGCACGATCGAGATAGTTACAAAATGGAGGTGGTTGTTTATGCCTAAAGTTAAAAAGAAAGTGGTTGATCCCAAGCACAAGATGTCTGATTTTCTGGAAAAAGAATTAATCCCGTTGATTTCATCGCAGATTAATTGCAACATGATTGGCCGGGTCATTTCATACAGAAAAACTGATCATCGTTGTAGTGTTCAACCGTTGCCGCTACAGTCTGACGGGGACAAGCGTGCGCCTCTAGTTGAGTGCGTGGTGCCATCGTCAATTTGGCAGCTTGATGAAGTTCTTGGGAAACTAAGCAAAAGTTGGAAGCCAATGAAAGTCGGTTCAGTTGTGAGCGTTGACTTTTGCGACCGTGAAATGGACAACTGGACGGGTAAGAGCAACTATGCAATTGAAACCAAACGGGTTCACAGCCTACAAGACACAATTGTACAGGCGGTGATTTTGTCATGATTGCTTTTGGATTAGACGACACCGGTGACTTGGATTTTGATGCCAACACTGGTGTTTTTAATTTGGTTGAAGATGACGATGAATTGGCACAAAAGCTAAGCTTACTGCTAAACATCAACACGGCAGAACTCCTGTGGAACGAGGATATTGGGATTGACCATAATGATCTACTAGCTAATGCAGACGATCAAGGGGTTATCCAGTCAATTCTCGCTGATTACTTACAAGAACAATGGCCCGAAGAGTTTGATGCGGTTGAGATCACTGATTTTCAGGTGAATGCTGAACAGCGAATCACTAACTTGTCAGCGACAGTAACCCTTAATGGCGGCACCACAATTGCGGCAACAGTCGGAGTAGACGTAGGAGGCGATGTTGATGCCACTAACGACTGATACAGGATTTGACCGAGAAGAATTAGACGACTTACGTGATGATATTAATGCGCTATTCATTAAGCGGTTTGGTGATGGCATTGACTTAGATGACAGTCAGACGCCCGGCATGCTGGCAGGCGTGTTATCTGAGGCAGACGATACATTGGAAAAACTGGCCCAAGGCGTTTATAACTCATTCTTTGTGCTGAAAAGTTCCGGTGCTAACTTAGACGACTTGGCGGCAGAACTTAAGGTCTATCGTAAGCCTGCAGTGAATGCTTATGTAGACTTGCGAATTGACGGGTACGTAGACCCAGATTCACCAACAATCATTCCAGAAGAAACACAATTTTCCACACCAGATGGACAGGTATTTTCGACCATGGCTGACACGAAGATTACACAACAAGCTACTTACGTTGATAGTGGGGGTAATACGCAGCCATTAGAAGATGACGACGGTAATGTATTAGGCCGGCAAATCGTTCAAGCGGTAGCCATCGAGACGGGCACAGCTTCGAACGTTATGCCCAATACGGTCATTAATCCGGAAGACTCAATTGACGGTTTTTATGCGGTGACAAATCCTTCCGCAGCAACCGGTGGTGGTGATCCAGAAACGGATGACGAGTTACGTCAGCGCGTACTAGCTAACCGTTTAAATACACCCAATTCAACGCCAAATGGCATTCAAACCGCTATTAAAAATCTATCCGGGGTTACCGACGTCCGACTGATTAACAACAACACAATGAGCAAAGATAGTTACGGCAATCCGGCCAAGTCAGTACATTTGTATGTCATTGGCGGTGCTGATGCTGACATTATCCAAACTTACTTTGATTACTTACCACCACAATCCAACACGATTGGCTCAGTGATGGGAACTGCAACGGATATTGGTGGCCGTCAGCACATTGTGGCTTTTGATCGAGCAGAAACGGTCCCTGTCTTCATTAAAGTCGATATTCATATTGATGATACAAAGTTTGATACGGACAATGGACCGGCCAGTATTAAAACAAACATCATTAATTACTTCGACACATTGGGCATGGGCGATAAGGTACTTTATTCTAAACTATTTGCTCCCGCGTATTCGCCGGTTGGTGTCACTGATGTGGCACTAACACTGGGAACCAGTTTAGATAAATTAACTGAGGCCGATGTAAGTGTTAGTGATTTTCAACTAGCGGTAACCAGTTCAACTAATATCACGGTCAATATAATCGAGTGAAGGTGACTAGATGTATCAAACCGAAGCAGATTTATCAAACGATTCGCTACGTGACTGGATAACGGCCATGCTGCCTGGAAAACTTAATCAAGAAGATGATTCCAACAACCAACGGCTTCTCAATATTATCAGCGATATTTTTTTGGCACATAAGAATGACTTGCTCAACATTTCGGACCAATTGCGACTGTCAAAAGCTGCTGGCCAAGTGCTGACTGAAATTGCGGCGGATTACGGTGTCACACGGCTTGATGACGATGATGATTTTTTGCGCTTTCAGGTACGGTTACAGTTGCTTAAAAATCATAGTGGTGTGACAACCAATGACATCAAGAAGCTCATTGCAACGGTCTTAAGCATTGATCCTAGTGTGTTTGATATTGATGGCACAGATAATCCAGAAGAGATCGAAGTGACCAATATTCCGTTTGACTTCAACTCTGGCGATAAGGCTGAGATAAAACGGAAGATTTTAACAAACGCGATTCAATCAATGCTACCACCAGAATATTTGTTGAAAGACTTACAGTACGCCGTAACGGCCAATAAGCCATTATATGTGGCTGTACATGCCCAAGCATATTCACAGATAACCGTAAAGGAGACGATCTAATGGCAACACCAAACGTTGGTATCTTAACCACCGCCGGTAAAGCTTTAATTGATAAGGTGAATTCCGGTCAAGCAAAAATAAGTTTCAGCAAAATTGTCTTTTCATCGATGGATAATTCCCAATTATCCGATATGCAAGTCAAGGCTTTAACCGCAATTGCCCCACAAGAGGTGGTGGTTAGCTCACCAGAAACGACACTGGACACCAATTCTGGAGAGACTCGTATTCGAGCTACCGGGACTAATGAAAAATTAGCCGACGGCGTATACGTCAAAACCTACGGGGTCTTCGCCAAAGACGATACCGGCAGCGAAATTTTATATGGTGTGACCGTGTCACCCAACCCCAACTATTTTCCTGCTTATGATGGTGTCACCCCGCAAGCAGTGACTTACAGCTACAAAACTGTCATTCAAGAGACTAGCAATATTACCATGACGAACTCGAATGATGTGTATGCCTCTCAGGAAGATTTAGCTGAGGCATTACAGCCTTACGCCAAGACGGTTGACGTTAATCAGCAACTGGATAAAAAAGTGAATATTGCTGATATGCGTAAACCAGCTAGCGATGTAGCGGGAATTGAAGAGGTTAACGCCAAACAAGATAAAATTGGTTACACACCTGCTGATGATTCAACCGTTTTGCACAATAACGCTCTTAATCAGATATTGACTGATAATTCAGGAATTATTATCGGAAATGATAAAGATTTCGGGTTTATTAAGAGACAGAATTATAAAGGTGGTTTAGCTATTGGCTCAGGTAACAGCTTCCACTTTTTGGCAACAAATGATGCCGCTTTAAGCAATACATCTGAATATCATGACGTTTGGAATATTTTGCCTAATGGTCAAGTATCAATTCTGGATGGTGCTTATTTTACACCTGCTGATGATAGCAAAGTAGCCCACCTATCTGGAGCTAACAACTTTGACACCGTTCCAACGGTCAACAATAATCCGTTACTACTCGCAAGCAGTTTACCGTCTGATCTTGCACGAACATCTCAGCAAACCAACTTTACTGCGGGTTTGCAGTCAGGAGGTATATCAGTCGCTACCAGCGACGATTTGAAAAGTGTTGCAGACTCTGCTTGGTATATAATTCCGGAGAATAACACTAACACCATTACAGACATTGGATGGATGAAAAGAGATCCGGTTAACAAATACTTGTATATACTATACAATTTTGCATCTGTTCCACGGATTCCAACCTCACCTGAAATGATAGTTGACTTATCAAGCTATGTCGACGCGCTTGATGATGCTCTTGGATATATAATGCTTTCATCAAATGACTACTCTAGCAACGGAAATGTTTGGAATTTGAGCGATCCACATAGATCAATGTCAACAGTTTGGGCTAGAGACGCAAAATTAGTTGTTGGATTAGGGTTCAACTTTTACGACCTAAACGACGGAAACAGTCATTTAAAATTATCAACATTTAATGACAACGTTGATAATAATCCGTGGACAAATAAATGTTTAAGAGTTCACTATAACAATTGGATTAGATCATAATAATTAATTTAGAAATAAGTAATTTTTATGACTTATTATGTAACACTTGACATCGATCAGTATAAATAAATCACTGGCAAGGATTATGTAGCACCAACAACGCAAGCAACGACCACAAGCACCACTAACTAGCGATTAATAGCCAGTTAGTCAGTGCTTTTAATTTGTCCAAAGTTAGGAGGATAAAAAATGTTTAAAGAAATTACAGATGTGTTCAATTGGCTTAATAATGTGGGAGTATTCGCCTTCTTAATGGTGTTAATTCCCGCCGTGTACAAGCTGGCAAAGCCACTATTAACTCGTAAGGTTCAGACGGAAAAGAACACCCACGTTAAGCAAGGCTTAGAAGTGGGATTAAATTTGGCGAATACGATTGTTCCAGAAATGGCAGTCATGGCTGACTTATCCCTGTCTGATCGCAAGAAGGAAGCAATCCGCTTCGTTAATGCTCAATTAACGGCCAATGGCTTTGACTTAGATGTTCAAACTATCTCTGGACTGGTTGAGAAGGCTTACCAAGCTTATAAGGTAGCCGGTGGGGATAATCATGCCCCAGTAGTTACCCAAGCACCAACGGAGGTCATTACCCCATCAGAAGGGACTGACAGCAATGACTAAAAAGATTGTTGACCTGTCTTCTTATCAGGCCGATTCCTTAGCTTACATGAAGCAACTCAAAGGTTGGGGAGCAGAAGGTATTATGGTCAAGTTAACCGAAGGTACGGGTTATCTAAACCCCAAGGCTGGCAACCAGATTGCCAATGGATTCAAAGTATTCGATACCGTTGGGGTTTACCACTTCTTCCATGGACGGGGAACGGCTGAAGCTCAATACTTTCTGGCTTGGGTGAAGAAGATGGGATTAGATAAGTCCACAGTACTTGCAATTGATGTTGAAGCACCAGACTTACCATATTCCACGACCAGTCAGGTTAATGTCTTCCTTCGATACCTGATTGACCACGGGTATAAGAATGTGATCACGTACGGCTCAGGTAGCTGGTTCAATGCTGGCCGAATTAATCGTTCCCAACTGGTAGATAAAGCAATCTGGGTGGCGGCTTATGGTGTCAGTCAACCGGGGGTAGCTAATGCCAACGCTTGGCAATGTACCGACAACTGGCACGGTGTAGATTGCAGTTATGATTTCGATGGTAAGCTGTCTGGCAAGGTTACCAAGGCGACGCCTAAGAAAGCCTCATACTGGGCTGATAACGGCTTGTATGAAGTGATTACTGACCAAGTTAACGTGTATGGCAAGCCAGCCCTAGACAAGGCTGATAAGCGCCGTATTCACTTCTCAAAGGGAAGCACAATCTACGGTAAGGCTGTTAAATATGGCAAGGTGTACCGGATTAAGACGGACGTTGGGTACATCTCAGCTAACAAGGACTACGTAAAATTGGTTAGAAAGTCTGGTGGCAAGTAATGACCTTTGATCGTTGGATGGAATTAATCACCTTGGCTTTGGCTGTAGTCGCGGGTATATATGCAGCTTTGATGGTTATCATGAAGCCCTTCACAAATCAGCTGCAAGACATTGCTCAAAGTATGAAGGATAGCAGCCAGCGAATTGAACGGCTGTTTGATTCACAAAATGCGCTGCGTGAAGATTTAATTGCTAGCAGAAGCGAGCATAAAGTTATCAACGAACGCTTAGACAATGTTGAAGACGATGTACGTGAATTAAAAAGTAAGTAGTGCTAGGATTAATTTAATCCTTCAAAGTTGACACAACCCAAAAGCCACTCATCTCATCACGAGGTGGGTGGTTTTTTTGCTAAATTATTGTATATTTTTGATTTTTTTAATTATTTTCAGTAAATGTATTGCCATAGTCTTTTATGTCATTTAAGATGAAGTAGAAGCATGCGGAACAAATGTGAAACATTTATGGAGGTGTTTGCATGTATTCTATTAATGATATAGCTGCTTGGTTCATCAATAAAGAGCCAATGAGTGATAAGAAACTTCAAAAGCTCTCATACTATGCCGTCGCGTGGGGATGGGCACTTTTAAAGAGGCCCATTGTTTCTGATACGGACTTTGAGGCATGGGTTCACGGACCAGTGTCACCAGTACTTTATGCGGAGTATCGTCAGTATGGATGGACAAATATTTATGAACCAGCGGTTCCGGGAAAAACGATAGATAATGATGAAATGGTGTCTGATTTAATGGAATCCGTTTGGGAGACCTATGGGGATAAGACTGGAGACGAACTTGAGGCTTTGACCCATTCAGAACTACCATGGAAAGAGGCACGTCGGGGTCTTCAATCTAATCAATCAAGTAAAAACAAGATTTCACCTGAAACAATGGAAAAGTTCTATAGTGAAATCTACATTGGCGATTAGTTATGAGAAAACTGACGAAAAAGAATCATGCTAGAGAAAAAACGAGTAAGGTTTTGACTAGTGCCGTGAGTAAGGGAAAAGCCATTTCGAAACTTACTTCAGATGAAAGATCTAGTGTCAAATTTAAGATTGCGTTAACGGAGACACTACAAAATCCATACACCTTTAGAAAGATGAAACCTGCTGACATTAAGGAGTTTAGTTCTTTTTTAAGCAAAACAGTTGGAAGAAACTTATCTATTTCAAAAGTTGAACAGCTTTATTTAAGGACAGATGGACCAAATGGCGCAAAAAACAAAGAAACAATTCATGACGCGGAAAGAATAACAATGCATTTTGATAATGGGAGTCGTGATTTTAGGATACATGGTTATTATGATGATTTCGATTATTTTTGTGTATGCCGAATTGATCCACATCATGAATATGCTTTTTAAAATTCACAAAGTTTACAAAAGAGTTCAAAGATGTAAAACAGGAAAATCGACATTAAAGCCACTCATCTCTTAGGAGGTGGGTGGCTTTTTTGCGTACATTCTGCTTCGTTTAAATGGACAAGTATACGTCTAAAAGCTGAACGTGTTGTCTGAGAGCACGTAAGCATGGATAAAATAATAAAAAATAAATAATTTATTTTTTATTATTTATTATTAAATTCGTCTGAATTGATTGCGAACTTTAGCATAGAGTCTATGACATCAACTATCTTGGATTCTTGTCGATAGGCAATGTCTTTTACTTGCTTGTAAGTGGTTTCTCGGACTTGCACTGGACGAGTGCTTTCTTTTTTTTGCTTAAATGGGCTTTCGTTATCGCCTAGTTGTTGGTTAGCCTGCTTTGCTAACTTGCCTAAAAAGTCATTAGCCATTTTCCATTTCTCCAATCCGCTTTAATTGTTCTTTTAGTACCATATCGTACATTCCAATTGCTCGTTTATCCCAATGGTCTTCATTCTTAATTCCTTCGTTTGAAAATAGCTTAACTCGCTCTTGCTGCCAAATTCTGTTGGAAAATACAGCGTCTCCAAATGAATCTATGGCAGCTTGTGTTATTTCTTTATCAACTTTGGCATCTTTTTTAACAAGGTAAAGAATTACACCAGCAACGTTAAAAGATGCTTGATAATCACTTTTTAGTTGAAACATATACTGCGCAGTTTTAAGGACAGATGTGTAAGCTTGCTTTTGAGTTTGCAATACTAACGATATATAGTCACTAGCTAAGATTGCATTATTGGTAAAAATGGAGAGTGTTGGTGGAACATCGATGATAATGTAATCAAATTGTTCCTTAAATTTTTTAATCAGCTCGCTTAGTATAAGCATGCGATCATGAGATTTAATCTTTTCAGCTTTACCAGGCCATAAACTTAGTTCCCAATCAGCTGGAATTATTGAGATATTATCGGTTAGAGTAACTACTGATTTGCTTAGATCTAAATTTAGTAGTCCGTTGTAAAGAGACACAGCCGGTTCAATTTCTTTGTTAAATGTGGATTTCATAATTTCGGTAGCGTTTGCCTGCGGGTCGAGGTCAATAAGCAAAACTTTGCTTTTGTTGGCACCCAATAAATATGTGTTCATGACGCTTAGTGTAGTCTTGCCTACGCCACCTTTAAAGTTAAAATGTAGCAATGTTTTAGCTCTCATAGTATACCCTCCAATGACACAATTATAACACAATAATAAGATAATTTAAAATAAATAATATGTAATTTAAAATAAATAATTTATTATTTATAATTTTTAAAAGCTTGACGAGCTATCGATTCAGGGTTACCATTACTTCGAGGACATTATTGAATAATAAGTCTACTCTACTAAATTATATACAAATAAAATAGAACATAAAAAAACACCCACCGACTGGAATCGGTGAGCGCCACATAAAAGTCATCGCTATTTAATGACTATTATATCATGGCCGGTGCGATTTTTAAAGCCCTAGGGGACAAGCTGGGGTCTAAATCCAAGGGGACACGTTTGCCAGTGCGACTTCAATAAGTCTGGCTATACCACAACAAGGTCATCTGTACGGCTGGGTGGTGAATGGTGAGCGCGACCATTAACGGCGCGGGTGGTAAAACGAAGCTTCGGCTTGGTGCCATTGATTAGTTGGTGATCGAACAAAAATAAATACGTATCATCAACGCCTTCTAGGGCGTTTTTTAGTAGGTTAAACCGAAAACGTAGGTTTATAATGAGTGGTGGTAGCAATACCGCAATTGTACAGACAAGCGACGGGCGTTAACGACCGACGAACTAAGGGGAAACTTTTAGTAGTAGAATTGTACTCTGGTTCAGTTATTCCAAATAGCTGTTTCCAGGGAACAATTCTGCGCTCAAAACGTCACTCCCTCTAAACTGAATGGAAAACCGTAACCCGTCAAGTCAAATTCCAAAGAAAAAAAGAAAGTTGGTGGAATTGTTGGAATGTAAGGATTACATTGTTCCATTGAATCCAGATGTGATCGTTAAGAAGACAATCTATCGGAGTTCTGCAAGAATTACTGATCGACAAAGGAACCAAGTGAAGAGAGTTTTGCGTAGTCAAGGGTATCAGGGAAGAATTAGTAGTATTCGATACACTCG